AAAACGAACCGCCAACGCCGTTGAGCTTGCGCTTGACCCGTGAACTGCTGTCAAGGCCGCAAAGAAAAGTCGCCACCTTTCGTGCAGGCAGCGACTTAAAGTCGTATATGTGATAATACTGTGCCATATCGCAATCAAACTCATCAGGATAGCGCTCCATAACAGCGGCAAGGACTAGGAGTTTTTTGTTTTAGGTGTCTGGAAGATCTCCACGATAAGCTTTGTTATCTCTTTAGCCGATACATAGCCGCACTTTTCTCTTATCTTCTCGAAAGCTTTTTCTTTCTTGCTCCCAAGAGCGGCGTCAACTACCTTGACATATGCAAGGGGGTCGCCCTGTTCACACTTGCCGACAGCTTCGATAAACTCATAGTCGTCAAGGGTCTTCTCCTCTATTTCAAATTCAAAACCGCTTTCTGTCTTACCTGTCAGCATAGGTTATTCCCCCTTTTTCATGTACTCATAGTGCGTATTGCCGTTTTCATCAGGTGTGGCTGTGATAGTCAGCTCATAGCCGATAGCCTCGTTGTCCTTATAGGTGATGTCAGATATCTCCGTCACCTTGCCGAACGGGATCACTACTCTTTTCAGTACGTTGTTTTTCAGTATCATATCGAATACGAACGCCTGATCTTCATGCTCGGCACTGTTTACTTTGATTGTCAGACCCGTGTCAAGGTCGCCCGAAACATTGCTGTCATTGTAGACAGTTTTCAGCACATCTACATTGGTACACTCTATCAGCTTTACCTTGAAAGTGTCCGTCTTTTCTGTCTGCGGTGTGTCAACGATATCTCCACCCCAGGCTTTGATATTTTCAGTAGAAATGCCAGAACTGTTTGTTACTCCGTCCTCTGAACAGTAGCCCAAACTTTTGAACGCTGCGTCAAGTGCTGTTGTTGCATCTGTCGGCAGTGTAGATCCTGTGACCGCTGTGAAAACCGCTCCGCCTACCTTTGGCTTGCCTGTTGATACGTTATCTTTGTTGTTTGCCATAGTATTATCACTCCTCGTAGTAGGTTATATCAAATACCGCCTGATAGCGGTATCTCTTTGTTTCTGTGTCCGTGTAGTTGTAGTCTGACGTGCAAGCACAGCGGCATATTTCGCCCTGTGACACGCTTTCAGGCATAGCCTTTTTAACTTTTGCGTTAAGTTCTGCCGCCCCGTATAGGCTCGCTGAGTAGCTCTGAACGGCTATGGTGGCAGATGTGATAAAATCATTCTCTGCCGAGCCTAGCTTGTCGATAAGCACATACTCTTTTGGTGGGTTTTTAGGTTCTTCAAGATAAACTGAAACGTCAAGCTTTGCTCCCAGCCAGTCAAGAATTATTTTTTCTATCACTTGCCAAGCACCGCCTTCAAAAGTGTGTTATTTCTAAGATTAGCACGCTGAGCCTTCTTTGTCTTAGCCTTGACGATAGCGACCTTACGGCGCATTTTGGGGTATCTTGTCCATGTGATAGTATACGCTTTATGCCCCGTACCAAGACGTTGAACGGCTCTGTCAGCATATCCCTTGACCATGCTTTCAACAGGTGCAGAGCAGAGAAAAGCCGCAACTGCGTTGTGGTCAAGCTCTATCTTAACTTTACTCATAGCACTCCACCTTTACCTTTTTATTCCAACTGAGCGGCAAATTTTCTTCAATGCCCTCTGTCGGAAGACCTATGGTGCGGAATTTTCTGCCGAAGAACTCAACCTCTGTGTCTTCCCAAACGTGTGTATCTCCCTTTGGTATTGCAAGAGTGTAAGCTATGCGTTTGCCTGACAGGTTGATCTCGTTCACAACGTCCTCTGCGGAAGGCTCGCCCACAAGCACGTTTTCGACAACCTCCTGCGAAGTTTCGTATATCGGTCTGTTGAACCCGTCAATACCTGTCTGCGTTTTTACAGACAGCTTAACAGGTATGCCCTTGATATTCAGTCTCATACGTCATATACCTCCATAGCTCCGTATCTCTGCCGCATAACGCCCAGTTCTTTCAGCTCGTTTCTGAGGAAATACAGCTGCTGTCCTGCGTTGAGATATGTCATTGATACTGAGTAGCCCATAGCCGATTGTGAAGCCTGCGAAGTCGCAGGAGAGCTGTCCGCAATGGTGTCTACAGCTCTCAGCGTGGCACGAACTATGATATCTTTTGCCACAAGTTCAACGTCAGGTTCATCAGCTATCATAATGTCAAGATCTTTGCCATACTTCTTGCAGGCAGTCGAAAGCTTTGCACAGGCGACAGGCAGCAGAGCCGCTGCCTTTTCCTGCTCCTCAGCCGTGAGCTTTCGACCGAGCCTTATAACGTCCTCGATAGTTGCGTACTCTGCCGCCATTTATGCCGCCCCCTTATTCAGCAGCTGACTGAATGACAGCAAATGCGGACTTGTCCATGATACCCCAGCCAATATATGCTTTGGCTCTGATGTATACCTGACCGCAGCCCTTGAGATCCTGTCCACTATTGTCAGGGTCGCCGTATTCAATGATCTCAAGCGAAATTTCCTTTGAGTAGCCCCACTTGAACGTTGAAAAGTCGCCCACGATAGCAAGGTCTTTGCTGGAATTGAATGAAACTGTATTGTTTGTTACAGTCTGAATGCCGTTCATCTGTGACGGCGCATTGCCCCACGCAAGTTCAGGATATATCTTTCTGCCGCTTGTGTCCACCATTTTTGCAAGGTCAGCTCTGAATGACGGTGCCATTGTAAGACCTGAGATGTCATACTCATTGTCCTGCACTGCGGCGATAGCCTCCTCAATAAGAGCGTCGGGTGTCTTTGGTGTCTTGCTGTCCTGTTTTATCACAGTTACGCCGTTGTCAAAGTGATTTGTACCGATAAGTGCAGAAGCTGTCTTGGCTCTCGGATTAACTCCGTGAAAAGCCATAATGTCAAGACCTCTTGCAGTCTTTTTCGCAAAGCCGTCGGAGAAATTTCTCAGAGTTTCTATCTGCTCTTCCTCAGCTGCATAGAGAAATTCGTCTGAAATTCGTGCGCCGTATTCGATCTTTACAGGTACGATTATAACAGGGTCAAGCGAAACACCACCCCTTGTCATTTTGCCGTTTTCAGCAACAAGATCAACTTCATCATCCATTGTGAAGATGAACTCTTTCTGCCCATTGAACGGGATAGGTGTCTGACCACAAAGAGCTGCCAATGAGGACTTGCCCTTTACCTTGTCGAAAAGTTCTTTAACGAGAATAGGGTCGAACTTTGAGCCCTTTGAGAGGATATCTGCCATAAATATTACTTCCTTTCTTTACTTTGTGAGACTTGCAAGCAGCGACTTGTATGCCGCATTCTTGCCGTCTGCGTGATCGTGTTCTGTGCTGCCAAGAGGAGCTGTCTGCTTCTTGCCGATAAACTTTGCAAATGTTTCAGCGTCCTTCTTGATAGCTTCTTCTGTGTCTCCTGAAAGCTTGTTTGCAAGCTCATAAGGGATACCGTTTTCGTGGGCAATTCTCATTTTTACCGAGCTGGTCTCGTATGCCTTGTTCTTAGCCGTGAGGTCTGCGATAGCTGTATCCTTTTCTGCAAGCTTGCCTGTAAGGTCGGTGATCTTGCCGTTAAGGTCGGCTGTCTTTGTCTTGAAGTCGTCAGGGGAAATATAACCCTCAAACTGTTTCTTGACTGTATCCGTGTTGCGGTCGAGCCTTGCCTTTATCGCATTGTCGAAGGCTTCCTGTGTTGTTATAGCTTCAAATTCTGCCATAGTGTTTCCTTTCCCCGCTTTACCCTGCGGTGTAGGTGATATATAATAAACTGTTACCAGCTTATTTTTTGTACTTTCTTCTTATCTGATGAGTTAGCACACGCCCAGTGAGCAAGCACCACCGCCTCAAGTAGTGATATGTCAGCACCCTCAAGAATTGAGGTATAGCCAAAACCACCGCCTGAGCTTATCGCTCTGTGTTCACAGTTGGCAATGACCTGTTCAAGGGACGGCTGATCTGCGTGACAAATATTCTGTGCGAATACCCCTCGTTCAAAACCTGCTGACGAAGTGATCACATCAGCGACTTTCGGCAGGATAGGCTTGCGCTTGATACCTGCGTTTTTCATATCCGATGCAAGCAAAGACTGTCCGTTTGCTCCGTCAATGACGGTTTCACGCATATGTGGATTGCGCAGATATGCGATTATCCAGCCGTTTCCCTCCCTTACAGGGCGGCAGTCGATAGCCTCGACAAATATCTTGCCGTCTGCTGTTTTTGCGGCAACCGCAAGGGAAACATTGTCCGTGACCTTTGCGTACTTGATACCGAAAAACAGTTCTCTGCTGATATCGGGCTTGCCTGCGATACAAAGTGCCTGCCACTCGCCCTTGCTTATAGCCGACTTCTGATTATAGGTCAGCCACAAACCTAAACGCTGGATGTTATCATCAACCTGGTCGTCTTTCGGGTCGCCAAGCTCTGAACGTATCTTACGCTCCGTGAGGATAGTGCCTAAAGACGGGTTAGTGGCATACCAAAGCTCAGGGTCATGTGCGTTTGTGAGCTTTGGCACAGACCATTCAGCCCAGCCGTCGTCACCGCCTTTGCCCGATATCGTCTTTTGTCGGTATTTTGTGAAAACTGTACCGGCAGACACCATTGTTGGAGGTGTTCCACACATCAACGTCTGAGGATTTCGGCTGTCTGTGACGACATATTTTAGGGCTGTTTCTTGGTCGGTGGTGTATTCCTGTGCCTCGTCGATGATGAGCAGGTCATAGCCCTCACCAAGTCCGCCTTTGCTGGAACGTGTACGGAAATTGATAAGTCCGTCACCTTTTAGCCACTCGATACGTTCCAAGCCCATCTGCTTTGTAGTCTTGAAATCCTCTTTTTCGAGAAAACCCATTTTTGGGAGAAGATCGATTATCTTCTCCCAAGCCGAGTGCGACGTTGTAGTTCTGTGGGCGGTGTAAAGAACACGCTCCCCGTTTTGCAGACCATAGATCACACGCATGATAAGCAGCTCTGACTTGCCGTTACGTCTTGGTATCGACCAGCCGAATTTCATGTGCTTCCACAATCCCTCATCGTCCACCGCCATGATGTCATAAAGCATTAACTCCTGCCATTCCTGTGCGGTGCGCCCCGATTTGTTATACATTGCGATAGCCTCATTGCCTTTGGTCTGCTCATATGGCAACACTACCGATATGGTGGGGGTCTGCCTGCCGATTCTCTTATCCTCAATAGTGGATTACCTCCTTTTAGGTACTAAAAAAGCACCCGTTAAGGTGCTTGGTTTGAT